TTTGACCATTGTGGCACACCCATAAACTCTGGATCGCTACTTTGATAAAGTCTCTTTTTAAAATTAAATGGTTCTGTTTGAAGGCCTTGCGTTACGATTGATTGATTTATTGTATGGTGTGGTGTTGGTTCTTCAAATGACTTCCCCTCTGTATGAAAAACTTTTTTGAACACTTCTGGTGTCATCAGACCAATATTATCAAAAGGTAAATTCCATGGCATCCAAGGAGCATAGTAAGTATTTTCTTTTATGACCTCAGGCACCTCTATGCTCAACAACTCACAATCTATTCTGTGACGAAGAACACAATCAAACGATAATAAGTTTTCTACTTTTTCTGCAAGAAGTTCTATGCATCTCACCATTCTATAATTGTTACCATTGTAACCGCCGATGACCTCTTCAATCGGATCAATCAGGAAAAGGTTAACATTCAAGTTTTCGTTTTTAATTTTTTCTTGTAGTTTTAGAGACTCATCAGTTTTGTATGTCAGAGCATAATGCTCGCAGTCATGTTCTGAGAGTGCTTCGATGGTTGTTTTAATGTTTTGAAAAACTCGCTCTGCGTCGGGTCGAGTCGCACCGGTTATTAAATTACAAATATTCAAAAGAAAAATCCTCACATAACAAATAGTCTTAGGTATTTATCTCAAGATTTTGTAACTTCTGGCAAAACTGTAGCAACTCCCTCAACAATTCTCTTAACAACACCAGATGCATTGAAAACTTCAAGATCATAAACATATCTACCAGCAGTTATGCTTGCGGTCGTAGCAGCAGTTTTTGATAGAGTCAGATTACCACCAGTCGTGTCTGTAATTGTAACGTCTAAGTCAATCGCAGTTGAAGATGAGTGACTTCTTCTCATCTGAGATCTGCCAGTGTAACCATCGAGATCAAATGTAACACCGGTATCATCTGTTAGTTCTAGACCAATTGAAAATGTAGCCCCTTGTTCTATGTTTAAATTTAATTTACTTGCCATTATTCTTCCCTAAGTAAAGGCCTCATTGAGGCGCCGCACGTTCTTACTCTATTTTTCATTCTATTTGCTTCGGTGGATCCATTTATCGCACCAAGATTCAAGAATGTAGGAAAACAAACTGTTTCACCAAATCCATCATTAAAAAACTCTCTAGCAGGATAAAAGTATATTGCCCGATAATCAAATTCCTCATTGTTTGGATCAAAAGCAACCTTTGTCTTATCTTCGTTAAGTATAATTATGTATAACCCTCTTCGTGTATCTTGGTCTGTGGCACCTGGTATTCTACCTACCCCACCAGGATCTACAATACTGTTTTCGGCGTCCATAAGAAATGCAAATAAAACACGATCATCAAGTGAGTAAGAATTACCATCTGAGTCTGTGCCTTTGACACCAAAGGCGTTTGTTGTATCGCAAATCATGGCACTTGGACATACGGGCTTAATAATATTGTTGTCGGGATCAACAGGAAATCCATTTCTATCTGTTTTTTCGGTTCCGTCTGCGTTGTAACCACCATTACCAGGAACCAACTTACTGTGTTTAATAACAGAAAAAGTTCCTGATGTAAACTCGTCTGTGTCTCCCGCTTCTGCTGTAGTGTCTTGATTGGTTACAAGTTTTATTAGTTTTCCGCTTGTTGTCCAACCAAGAAAAACATTTCCCGATCTATCAACACAGGCCGAACCTTCGAATCCACCAAAGAAAATATTGCCCTCATTATTAAGACCTGTTTGAATAGTAGCAAAATCTGGAATTGGATTACCATCTAAGTCAAGACCATTCAAGTGGTTTGCAAGTCCTTGGGCGCTGTTTATGTATGGAGCAACTGTTACACCAATTGTAGTTTGTTTCAGTTGTTTCGCTGTTGTGTAGTCTTCAGGAACATTTCTTTCAGGAGGAATGAATTCTGTAGTTGTTGAGGCAGTTGCGGCTGCAAATCGAAGAAGGTTAACTTCGAGAAAAAACTCTGTGTTAGTCAGATTATTTGTATCACCAGAAAGCCCTCTAGTCAATGTTATAAAACCAACTGGATCATTTATCTGAGAATTATCTCCGCTTACTTCTCTGAAACGACTAGAGTAAGGCTCCATTCTACAAACATCATATGCTTCGCCGTGTGCCATTACGTTATCATCATTTGCATTACCTTGAAAGGGACTTTGATGTGCAGGACCAAGAGCATTATCTTCAGTGGTAATAGCCCATGTAAAAAATGTTCCATTTTGTATGAAAGATCTGTCTTCTAAAAGATCACCTACAGACACCCATGCTCTACGACTTAGAAATTCAAAACCGCAAGGACAACAATTAAGACCCATTACATTGCTTCCAATTATTGCAGTTGGACTTGAAACATCACCAGGACTAATTCCGCTACCTAAACTAGGATCAAGAACGGCTTGACCATTTGTTTTACGAAGGCCTACAGACCCACCTGTGTAACCACCAGAACCAAAAACACCACCGTTGTAGTAAAAAGGATCAGAAAACTTCACACTAATAAAACGATTAAGAGTATTACCTCCACTTGGATTAGTTGAACTACCGTCGTCACCCTCTAGTGGTGTGCCGTCTGCTTTTAGACCATAAATGTTTGAAAGATCAAAAACACCAGAAATTGGAATTTGTTCGTTTCCGCCGACCGGCGTGGCGTTTTGCCTATTACCACAGATAAAGTAAACATTAGGAATACCTAACGCATCAACTTCAAAAGCCTGAGTTGAAAACATATTACTCATGTGTTACCTCAAGAAAGTGCAGTGTTAAAGTTGCAGAGAAGTTTGTTACCGCTTGATGTTGGAACACAAACAATATTGATCATGTCAATTGCATCACCAGACTTTGTAAGTGCTGGTTCAATTCCATTTGGGAAAAGATAGTTTGAGTTGATGTTCGTAATCGCTGATGGGTTAGAACTCGGCTGCACAAAAACAAGTGTATAGTAAGCACCTGGTTGAATGTTGTTTGGTGATGCAAGCGTATAAGATTTTGACTCTGCAAGTTCAAACGTTTGAATGTTACCCGTATCAAAGTCTGGTGTGATTGTTGTCTCGGATGAAAGAGATGTAGTTTTATCACCACCGATTGATTGACCAGTGATTGCCTTGATGTTACCAAGAACTTCGAGACCTGTGGTCGTTGGTGTGTATTTTTCTACACCAGTCTCGTCACCATCACTTCTAAAGTAGTGCTTACCATCTGTGCCGACATGAAGAAGTTCACGACCGTGATCAAACGGGTTAACGCTGTTATCTGTTTTGTCTGTATAAACAATAAACGAATCTGCGACTGTTTCAGCACTGTCATTTAAACCAACACCGACAAGGTAATCATTTGCAGCACCAACAACACCGTGATCGGTGTGGAAGATATGAGGCCCACTTGGTCCACCAGTAATCTGAACATGTGGGAAAGTTGTGCCTGATGCTCTAGTGAAGCCTAGACCAAATGCAGTTGCACCAGCAACACTTGGTGTTGCAATTGTTGAGCCGCCTAATATTGTTGGATAACGATCATCGTGATTGTGTCCTGTAAACACAAGAGCGTTGACACCTGGCTTCGCACGAATGATAAAGTTCGTAGCAAGGAATGGGTCGAGTGTGCCATCAGAACCTGAATCATCTGATCCACCTTGCTCGCCTAGTGTTCTTACAAGAGAATTTGTATCGTTTCGACCGATACCGATTGCACTTCTGTTTCTTAGATCAGGCAAGAAGAAGTTTGTGTTGTCATCTGAACTTGCCTTAACTGTGACATCGCCTGTTGCAACAGGTAGTGTACCAGAAACTCTTGTAAAGGTAATAACTTTTGTAGACTCGTTTACATCACTAACATTCACTGCTGCTGTGACACCATCAGACTCTCGCTCAAGAATCAAACGACCAAGATCGTTATCTGATGAGAATGTTAAAATACCTCTTGTGCCACCTGTTAGACTAATTGTTCCATTGTCAGCGTCGGTTCTAGTAAACAGAACATTCTGTACACTGTAAGTATCGGTAATGAGATCGCCCAGATCTGGGAACTCACTTCTCTTTTTCAGGTCACCATCACAGAAAAGGAAGTCAGTGTTTGGTATGACATTACCAGAGAATGGATAAATTGTTCCGATAGGAATTATACCTTGCAGATACAACTCATCTGTGGCTTGTTGAACTTGTTGGCCAATGTATGGAACAACGTAGCCAGAATCACCATCGAAGCCAACAAACATAGGTTTCTGAACGAGATTCGGGCCCTCATCATATGATGGTGTTGTTGTTGTAAGACCACCTGTGATTGTTCTCGACAAGAAGAATACTTCGCCCCCTGTAATGCCTTCAATCTTTGAACTGTTCGCTAGACCTGAAACAAAACCAGACTGAACAACCGATACGTCATTTCCGTCAATGCCTGATACGATACCAATCGATTCTGCTTCTGCTGGTGTAGTGCCAATTGCAGATGTTAAACTACCTGTCAGAGGTATTCTAACTGCTTCACCAACAGTCAGGCCGTGTCCTGCAACTGTGAATGTTCTTTGTGTGTTTGAGTTGTCTAGCCAATCTTCGTTGATAATACCATTTGCACCTGCAATGGGAATCTTGTAAGCACCTGCTGTGATAGAAGCATGGGCACCATCAAGTTGATCTGCGTTAAAGTTTTCTGCAAACATTGAGTTTGGCACACCAGAAAGTTGTTGACCACTAGCACCAGACCCACCATAGAACTTAAACACAGCATCATCTTTTGTTCCTGTTGGACCAGAAAGACCAAAACTAAACGCAAGTTCGTTTATCTTTCCACCAACACCACCTGTTCCGAGTGTTGCTGTGAACACGTTACCGGTCATGTCTTCTGCGATAGAGAATACTGTATTTGATCCTCTGTCTGACTTGAACACGAAGTTGTTAGCAAGAGTGCCGTAGAGAGAAGACTCTTTTGAATCGTAAACAGCAGACTTAATCGCACCTTCAGCAGTTGTGCCAAGATTAGTATTGACTAAGAAAGAGTTGTGATCAACATACCATAAAATTTGTTTATCACCAGAAGCACCTTTGATAACAATACCAGGAGGGTTCAAGTAACCTGTATCTGTTGGGAAGCCACTCGCCCCGACCGGAGTATCTACAATAGCGTGTGTAGCACCAGCGATTGCACCAGTTGGGCTTGTGCTGATGAAGCCACCATTTTGAAACTCAGAAGGTCCACCTGTTGCAAACGGGCCGTGAACAACGACGTTTGCGGTTGCTGCTGTTCCACCAGCACCAAAAACGGCTGAGTATGAGCGAACAAAACCAACTGCTTCGGAACTACCTGCGGTTGCGTTTGCTGCTGCGTCTGCATAGAAAGCAGTCTGACCAACCGTTAAAGTTCCAGCAGTAAGCGTTGATGGGCCTCCAACATTGCCCGTAATTTGAAAACGAATTTCATTTTGAAAGGCGAGTTCAATTTGTTCATCTTCTGTTCGAAGATCATCAGAGTTGATTGTGGTTTGTGTTCCGTTGACTGTGAGGTTACCACCAATAGTAACATTGCTCTGGAAGGTGTGATTGCCTGAAATTTCTAGAGGCAGAACCTTCGAGGCAATAACTTTCTTTGTGACACCAGCGTTGACATCAAAAACTGCAATCAGGTCATCATTAGAGATGCCGTCAGCGATATCATCCATACCTCTGAAATCAAGACCTAAAACACCAGATGTATTTGCAGATATACCTTGTTCACCACCTTTATGGTTTAGCGTTAGAGTTACAAGACCTGTTGAAAGTGCATATGAAGAAGGTCTACCTTCAGTAATACCAGAAGCGGTAGCAGCCTGAACATCATATAGGTTCAGGGGGCTTAGATAATCAATAACTGTATTTGTTCTGTTAAGCCACTCATTGAATGTATCAGACAATAGCAGGTTGCTTAATTCTGGCGATAGTAGATCAGATGTTTGACTCGGCATATTTACTTCTCAATCAGTTTTGTAAGCAGACTTTTGATATCGGTTAAGTCGCTCTTGATGTTATTTATATCTTGTTCCATGGTCATAACCTTTTGCTTCTCTTTTTGTGCCATTATAAACCTTTGCTTTTCTTCTAGATTAGAAGCAAGTATGGCTTTACTCTCGGTATCACGAATATAAGTTGACTCTTCAATCGGAACTTTACTTATTTTCATGTTGCGGCACCATGAGCAATTGCTGTTAGATTACGAACTTTAGGAACATCAACAGAGTCTGTTGAATCGTACATGACAACCTTGACGGCAAACTTATCGAACGGGAAGTTGTTGCCAGTGATTGTTCCTGCTGTCAATGTATAATCAACACTAATAAACTCATCTTCGCCTTGAATAGTCGATGCCTGTGCGGTCGCAGCATTCATCTTGATAAATGGCTGCTCTTCAAACTTACCGCTGTCATCGCCTAGAACTTTTGCGAGAACAAAGATATTTGATGTTGTATTTGGTCTGTGTTGCTCAAGAGTAACTTTCAGATCAGTAGATTCAAATCCAGGCTCAAGATTAACCTGTCTCGTGATATATCTCATCAAAGGCAACTCAGATGATGTGGCGCCAACAGGCGTGGCAAATTTTTCTAGTTCAATCTTATCTTGCTGTGCGTTAATCTTATTTTCGATAAGGATCATATTCAAACGATCAACATCAATCACAGGAGAAACGTGATCACTATCAGAGGACATGGTAGCAAGAAGTTGAATCTCGTTGGTTGCATCAGGATCAACCTCTCTCTTCAAGCGATCTGGGAACTTAATCGTATCGTTTACTTCAGTATCAACGGCACTTTCAAACGAACCACCAGCAGTTTTCTTAGTTTTCTGTTGATATGAAATGGCTGTTGTTGGAAGTTTAAGTTCTGACACATTCACATGATACTCGTGACCAAGAAGCGTCGTTGTTCCGTAGTCTGTTGTAAGACCATCAGATTTCAATGTGATTAATCTGTTACCCTCAGACTGACTTCGACCAGTAAACTTGCACTTATTAATTCTAAATGCCAGTGACTTAATTTTATTTTCTTCTCTCGAACTTGCGTTTTGCGATTCGAAAAGACCACCGACGTATGGTTGTTTACCAATAATTTGATCGGTTGTGTTGATTCTATATTCACCTTCTTCGCCAACCCATAACTTGTGCTTCGAATCGTTTGTTTGAACAACGATACAGTATTCACCAGGAGACAAATACACGGGCGATTCAAACTTAAAGTTTGTTGCTGAATCGGGATCCATTGTCGTTGTTGTTGTCACAGAGTCAGCGTTAACTGTTGCTGTTGCAAAAGGTAAAACTTTAGATGGGCTTGGGTAGCCATTGATAACTGGCCTGATTTGAACTGTAACAGGAAGTTCATCACCCTTCTCTCTAAAGTAAAGATCAACACTCTCTACAAATAGTCCAGCAGAGTAAGCGTATGATTGAACACTGAAAAGTTGTGCAACAGGATCATTCAGACCAGGTCTTGTATTGTCTTTGCTCTTTGCGTCTTCGAAAATTCTTTCATCTTTGACTGTCTCACGCTGGAAATCAATTTCTCTTGTTGAAAGAATATTTGAATCTTGATTACTGACAAAACCTTGAACAACATAAAGTTTTTCGGCAACTGTTGTTGCGTTTGATGAGTTGTTTGAACTATCATCAATTAGACGGAACAACAACTTACCCTGTCTAAACGTTGCGGCTGGTATTGCAAAGGTAAGTGTTACCGAACCATTTGCATCGGTTGTTAATGTTCCTCCCAGAGTTCCGCCATTTGGTGTACAGTTTGAACTAACGTCTACACCAGAGAAGAAAGGATGAACAACTGTATTAGGTTTCATACCCTTAGCAACAATAGTAATTGTTTTTGATCTAATAAATCTTACAACGTCTTTTTCAATTCTCTTTCCTAGATTAGTATCGAAAATTGTATTTGGTTTACTTCTTCTGATTCTAAATCTTCCCTTTTTCCTCAACTTAGCAACAAGAGAAAAGAAGTTTCGAAGACCATCTATTCCGACACCTCGGCGAGCAAGACGTTGAATAAACTTACCTCTTGATCTGTTATCAAGACCAAACCATGTTGCTTTCCAATCATTAAATCTTGTGCCAAAACCAAAACTATTGTTGTTAAACTTCCAAGCGTCGTTTTGACCCTCTTGATTAGTTAAAACTTCAGGTCTTTGTCCATCATCATACCAAGTATCACTTGATGGTGTTAGAACCATTGTACCGATAAAGTTAATATTCGCTAGTGGGTTTACTAATGCATCTGTGTTGGCAAAAATTTGATTGATGTATTTTTCTGTTGTGTAGTTCAATGTCAATACAGAACCACCAGAGTTTGTGATACCTGCTGTATAGGTTGAATCTGGTGTAAAGTCAACACTTCGACTCTCAAATGTTGGTCGCAATTCACCTTCTTCAAAATCAATCGCAGCCTTGTAGTGATCGTTTAAGACATCACCAACATTGTGTCCCTCAAACGAGTCAACAAGAATACCATTTTTAAACTGCTCTGTGCCATCAGCACCGAGAACAATAGCGTTAACCGCACTCTCTTCTTCAAGAGAAAGTTTTGTGAAGTATTCTAGATCCTCAACTCGCTTTTCGATCTCACCAATATCACGCATGGTGTATCTACGATTTTCTTGTTTCTGAATAGTCAAATCAGAACCATTTCTAGTATCTGCATTTACATCCACTGTAAACAGTGTCATTGCATCTGGCAAATCAGTTGGTTCTCTTGGTGTGATTGAGGGAACACCTTCTACAATTTTAAAGTTTCTATCTTTTGACAGAACAACTTTATCAACACGAGGTAAGTAGAAACTACCCTCAACAGTTGATGTTTCAATTTCTCTTGTAGGAATTAAGGCTTGTGCGTTACTCGCAGATCCTGTAATGTTGCTTGCTGTGGGGCTGCTACCAAAAGTAAAGCCTGTGCTATCACGATCTGGTCTAAAGTCAATTACGTTAGCGAGTCGTGTAACCACACCACTGTTGGGGCTGGTATATTCTGGAATGGCACTCGTAGAAAGACCAGAGTATGAGTTTACAATAAATGGTCCCTCATCACCACTTCTTGCAAAGTGCCTATAGGTGATATCAATCGCTGTAAGACCAAGTTCGTTGAACTGATCTTTAAGAACAAATCTTGACCAGTCGTACATGTTATCACGCTGACCTGTGTCCAATGTAAAGTAATCAGTAACACTAAAGTCAACACCTGAGGCTGTTTGCCCTGTGATAGAGATAATGTCAAAAACATCAACATCACCACCAAAGAATCCAAACTTCTCTGTGTTTGTAATACCGACAGGATCTAATCTTTGATTCGTAAGTGTTTTTGTGGTGAGAGTTTTTGTTCTAATAGTATCAATAGAGTTGATCTTCATGTTTGCAACGACATAGGCAGATGTAATGCCTGTATCTGTGAGATCAATAGACGCTTGGCTACCGTCAGCGTTTCTCTGACCATTGCCAGCAAGAACAGTACCATCTCGCTCAAACGCCACAGAGAATGTGTTGTTTGGTATTGCACTAACCGAATCTGTACCCGCGAAGGTAACATTAGAATCATTGATACCAAAATCACTTCGAGAGAATGTTTTCTCACCAGATGACAAGTTTGTAAAGTATCTTGTTCTCTTAAAGTGAATTTCTAAGTCTGTGATATTTTTCATCGCCTCTACGTTTGGCACTTCAAACAAAAGTTTGTTTTCATCAGAAGCGGTCAAGTTTCCTGTTGAACCTGTCAACGAGAATATAGGAGCAGTTGCACCACCACCCTCTCTAAAGATGTGTGTTACATCAGAGAAAGGTATATCGTCTTTCATACTAATATCATAAAGATAGGCTCTAAACTTTTTAGGATCAGTTGAAGAATCTTCAACACCAATCTGCCTTAATCTCGCATGACCAGCAGCACCAGTAACACTTGTGGTTGCAGTTCCAACAGACAGATCATTACCAGTTGCAAGAATGACTGTGGGATGTGTTTCAAAATCTAATGACTCGCCGAAGGCGTTAATCGTTGCGCCCGTTGGGAAAGTAACAACTGAGAAGTTGCCCATATTTGTACTAATAGAAGAATCGTCAGCAAGAACGGCAGTTGAAATTGCTTTGTTCAGAGTAAGATCAGTAGGTGAAATGGTTTCAATTTCATAACCAAGAACGTATGCTTTACCAGGTCCAAGGCTAGCCGTAAGAGATGTCACTGCTCCACCAGTGATATTTAAATCAAAATCACGAATTGAGTAGTTACCTGATTCATCATATGTTCGTCTTGCTAGTGTATCTAGAATAAAAGAATAGTCTGGATACTTTTCTCTTTTTGTAACCACATCATTTTCAAGTCGATAAATTTCAATAAAGTTTGACTCTGGTCCTGTAACAGCGGTGCTGCTAGGATCAAAACTAATATTCGAAAGTTCTAAATCAACCTTAAATCTGTCTGCACCAGGAGCAGCATAGTTGTAGAAACCGTTTGCTGGATCTGTTAGAGAAGAATCGTCTGTGCTTGAAACAATTGTTTTCTTTACGTTATAACCAACCTTAGTTGTAAGGTCATCGAAAACACGAATAGAATTACTGTCTTCTAAGAACAGAGGTATTTGTTGCTGTAAAGACTTAACGAAGTAACCGTCAACATATCGAATACCTGGATTTGTACCCACGAGTTTTGCAGTGCCAATTGAAGTACCTGTGATTGTTGGGCCTGCTGCAACGTGTCCAGTAATTGTGAATTGAACTGTGGCTGTATTGTCATTAGATGCAGTTGCGGTAAGAACATTGTCTGTAGTAAATCCTACTTCGCCGTGTGCGCCTGTGTTACCGTTAAGTTCTTTGTAGAAGAGAATACTGAAGTTGTCTGAAGTTGTTGCCTCAAGAACCTTAATGACTTTGGCCTTCTGTCCTGTCGTTCCAGCATGATTGAAAATTGTGGCGTCTTCGAAGGCAGCAGTAACGCTTGATGTTCCTGTGATGTTTTTGATACGAAGAAATTTTACGTCCTGGTCGTTCACTTCACAGCCGACAACCTTTGAACCGTTTTCAAAGATGTGATCGCCAAATCTTTGAACCTGTGTCTGTAAAATTGTTTGTACTTGTGTTAACTCTCTTGCTTGCAAACCAAAACCTGGACGAAACAAAACACGAAGAAATTGCTTATCTTCGTCGTAGTCATCGTAGTATGGGTTTACATTAAACAGGCTTGGGTCATACGCCATTTTTTTCTCCGATTAGAATCCAAGAATAATTCTTGTGTCTTCAGTTTGCTCCAGGTTTCTACTAATTGGTCTTATGTTTTGAATGTATTCAACAGTTCTCGATACATTTTTTAACTCTTGTTCGTGTGTCACACCTGTTACTTTAACGTTCAGGGGTGTGCTATCTGATGACTTGAAGAAGTTATCTACAACAGGATTATTGAACATGTTTGTGAGTGTTAGTGTGCCACCAGTAAAGTTATATTCTACAATATCCGCTTCAGCCAAAATAGACGATGTTGAACCAGTGTGGTCTGAAAACGTCAATGAGGCATCAGCAGCGAAAGAGTTAATTGTTAGATTACTTCCATCGCCAGTTATATTTAGCACTCTTCTCTGATCGTATAGAACCTTAGAGTCGATTGTTCCTGTAGATATTTTTTGTATTCTTGCTTTGTTTATAAACTTGTCTGTCAGATCGTAATCATACTCGCTAATATTCTCATCGATCTTGTATGTGCCAGACACATTCTTGAGTCTAAGATCTCCTGAGTTTAGTGATGGATCTACTTGCCAACTATCTACTTTTCCAAGAGCATAAGATCTAGAAAGAGGCTCTCGGAAAGTTTCACCTGTTAATGTGTTCCCATCACCAAAGATATAACTACCTGTGATAAAACTACCTGTTGAAAAATTAGCCGAAAGGCCTGTTGGCAATAATGACAAGATTAAAAGATCAGATTTTTCTGTACCTGCAATTTTGTTTTCACGCACATCAATAATTGTTGCTGTGGCACCATCATTTGCCTCAAGAATACCAAGTGGTTGAAAAGTTAAACCACCACCCGCTGCTGTTGCTGCGGTTAGTCCTGCGATTGAATCGACTACAACCTCAGAGCATCCAGTGACTGCACTACTGACAAACGAACTTACTGTGCCACGAACAAGATTGTACGCTGTGACACCTGCACTCGTTGTAAATCCCTGTTGTGCTGTTTCCCCCACAGTAAAATCTGTCGAGACGGTAGGTTCCAAAAGAGATAAAGTAAATTTTCGATTGTTAAGTTCTGGGTTTCGAATAAGACCAAACTGTCTAAAATCATTACTCACATCAAGATTAGATGATTCTGAAGATACAAAAGACTTAGATAAGAGAATCTTTGATGCCCCAAGTTCCTCTGGTACATTTGAACCATGACCACCCTTTGGTGATATAACAGGTCTCAGAGATGCTGATTGATTTGACGAATCTTCAAAGGGATCTTTTGGCAAGACTTCTAGTTTTGCGTAATTATAATTTTGCCCAGAGTCAAGTATTTCTACTTTGTCAATTCTATTATCAGCAGAAAGGAGAACACTAAATTCTGCGTGAGGATTTGTTGAGTTTAGTGTATTGCTTCGTGAAGAGCCATCGCCTCGAACAACCACAGTAGGAACAAGAGAGAACTTTGAACTGGTTGAACTCAAACCAACATCAAAGACACGATCAACGGTAATTACTGCCGATGATGGTGTGACCTGTGACGCTGCGATAACTCTTCTTTGCTGCCCAGAACCTTGCCCCGAATCAATTTTCACAGAGTAATCTACAATTTTTGTAGCATCAATAAAACTTGTTTCTGAAGATATGATTCCTGTCGTGCCGATACCAGCAGTCACATCGGTTGCAAAAACGTTGCTACTTACACCAGCAGTGATGCCCGATATAAACGTGGCCCCAACAGACTCAATTTCAACATGATCTATGGCACCGTCAACAGCAGCCTGCTGAACGTTATATTGAAGAAGTTTTGTTGTGTTTGTTGGTCTATCATTTAAATATTCAACAGGAATAAAGTCATCAAGAAGAAAGTTTTCTTCGTTATCTTCTGTGAGTGTAAACAAAAACTTCCACTTGTAACCATCAGCAACTTCACGAATCGCTGTGTCTGTGTGTGTTGGTGCTACGGTGCTTGCAGAATCATTCTTATTAAAGATACATTTATAGACTCTTCTGTTTTCAACTAAAACATAAAAGTTTGCTGGGCTTACATCATCGAAAAGATCAACTTTGTCATCATATTGTGTGTAGACTGTGTTTGCTTCCCAGTTTATTCTTGGCACAATCATTGAAACATCGGCAGGAAAGATTCTTTTCGCTGCTAACATATTTCTGCTAAAGTTAATTTTTGATTCTACTGAGTCTAAATTTGTTGGGGGTGATGTGTCGGTATTATTGTCAAAAGAATCTTTCCATGGTGTTGACTTGCCGATACCTAAAAACCAATACTCATTAGATAAGAACTGATACTTATCGAAATGAATACCATTCAGAAAATACTTATAACCTTGACGAAATGGGTCGCAAACTACCATCTATTTTCTCCAAACTATCCTATTTATGTCGTGGAATAGCCATCGCTTCTACGACAATCAAATGTTGGCGTAAAACCTGCTCCCTCAATTAAAGAGCGAATGAATATTTTTCGCATCTCTGTTTCGCCTCTGAAGTATTTGAGAGAAACAAAAGCGTTGTCGCCAGTAAAAGCGTTAAACCATCCATCAGCACCATTTGACAAACCTGGTTCGCCGTTGGGCCCATACACACGCTGAAACTCTTTCCAGCCTGTCGAACCATCAGGGTTCGATTCGTTATACACTTGATTCTTAAATGTTGTTGAGACACGACCATTTACAACTTTTTGATCTAACTCAACATTTGGGTGTGACTCAATAATATAGAAAGGCTCTGCAAAATCACCAAAGTTTGGCCCCGAAAGTGGATCTGGTGATGCACCGTACTCTTCGAAAAACAAAGATGCTGAAATTGGGTTGCCTGTCAATGGTGTGCCAAATTGATCGTTCACTGCACCCGACTCTGTAGTTATTGCTCTATCGTGAAAAGCAGGATCATACCCTTGTGTTGCACCATCAACGCTTGTTCTGAACCAATCATTTAGATTATCTTTTGTGTTGTTTGTATATGCAGAAAAGTTACCAACGAGTTTGTTACGGATCACAAACGCTAAGTTATGGTTTGGTAACTCAGATTCAGCACAACGAATAAAACGAACTTGACCAAAGAAACCAAATCCTGCTGGGTGTGCAATCTTTAAAAGTGCATCACGATACTTATCAATTGTTGCTTCTGTTCGAATCACATAAGAAAAGTTTTGATAAAACTTGTTGTCTTGAACTTTTTTATTTGTTGACAAAACACCATCGTTTGATGAGTAGTATCCTGGATACTCACACAGAGAACCAATAGTTGTTGTAATTCCTGTCACGCCACCAGAGCCAAAAACAGATTCTACTTTTGTGATATTTGGATTTTTTTCATAGTTGAAACCAAAGTTATCAATGTTTATGGTTCTTATTTCACCACTAGAGCCAATAGATCCTACTGATGCTGCAACGCTTTGACCTTTATCACCAGACACGGTTTCAAAAATAACTTTGTCACCAACCTCATAGTTTTGACCTGCGTTGTTTTTATCTGGTGTCACAGAAGTAATGACAGATAAAATTTCTTTTTCTATTATCGTAGAACCTTCATTGTTTACAAACTCAACCGGACTGTTTGCTTGAAACCCAGATCCATTAATGTCTTTGATAAAAAACTCTGAAATTTTACCTGTTGAAGTATCAAAGAAGTTTACTGTTTGAACTTTTGCTCTTGTAGTTATCGTGCCCGAAGAGTCTCTTTGAATCAACTCTTTGCCTGGTGAATCAAACAAACTAGAACCTTGTGTTGAAGTTGTTCGAATAGATTTATTCTGAATGTATTTACCGTCCGACAATCTAAAAACATCTCTTGATGGTTCATAGATGTCAACGTTCGTATCTAACAAAACACGAATCAAAAACTTTACAGCCTTTGGAGTTCCTTTTGATCTGTAAAACTGATCAATATTTTTAATTAGTTTTCTTTTGTTGACAGGGTTACCTGTTTTTTCATCTAAAACAAGACTTTCAGGAAAGTCTGCGAGATACTGGACTCTAAAGTCCTCAATGAATGTATCTAAAGTTTGATCCATATCTTGAATATCAGCAAAGTCTGTTGGTGTTTTTGGATTGTCTTGCTCTAAAAACTCATAATATGCTTCTAGAAAAGAAACAAAGGTGGGGTGATCCACCTTGAAAAAACCAGGTAACTGATTTGAGATTAATGGTGATACTAATGGTCTAGACATTAATAGTATGATCCGCTAGTTGAAATGTTGGTTTCTGTTTGTGTTGTTTGTGTTGTAGTTGTAGACTGTGTTGTTGTCGAACTTAAACTGACACCTGTGTTTTTGTATTCTTTATCAAGAATATCCTGCGAAACAGAAATGGTAATCGCTGTGCTGTCTGTGCTGTCAATTGTAAGTATTTGATCACGAATAGATTTTATATCTGTAGCACCAGCAGGTTCGCCTGGAAGAACTGTAACTTTAATAAAAGAGTCGCCAGACGAAATTGAAATTGGTCTAAAGTTTACCAATTCGATTTTGCCTGTGGTGTAATCAATTGTTCCCGCCGACTCTGTGATAAATTTTTTAACACCACCATCTAAGTAGTAAATGCGAATGTTACCATTACCATCGTCATCTAAGAAAGATGTCTTGTTCGAAAGGGTCGTACTATCATAATACTCAAACGAAGTAGAGTCAGTGATTGAGGCATGACCTGCGTGTGGATTGTGCAGTGGTGTAATAAAGTCAATTGTGTAAGATGCGGTAGAGTTTAGTGTTGGTGTCAAACGCTTTTGAACCTTTACGGTTGTGTTGTTACTCAGAATGCTAACGTCGGCAGAGTCAATTTCTTTCACAAAGGTTGAGTATCTAAATCCTCTACCAAACTTCTCAAGGCTATTATCACCGAAGTTTACAATCTTACTTCTAACCAATTCTTTGATTGCATCAGGACTTTTTACAGTTTTGTTTTGATCGTAGTAAACGTTCGTATCAACAATTAGGTACCGAGTGTCTGGATCTACAACAACAGGAATAATACCAATAATATTTTTACCGTCAACAACTTTTCTTGCTATTGATTCTTTTTCGGTTACAGTAAGTTCATTGCCAGAGACAGGCTTTACAGCGATGAAAACTTTGCCGTATTCTGGTGGATCATTTTCTTCACCACCCCAAACAAAAACAGATTCGATGTCTCCATACTCTTGACGAAGAATCGCTTGATAGTCCTCAGAGGTGACTGCACGATTTTGTGTTTGATACATTTTAGGAGCGTTGAAACGAATCGACTCTATGCTTTCAGACAAAGAACCACCAGAGGCTTCGCCCACAACCTTTACTGTTGCTGTCGCCTCTAGATTACCTTGAAAACTAAATGTTCTTGAACCCTCACCATCAGCCTTTCCCGCGCCGTTTGAGTCTGGACCACTTGTCACAAGATATTGTAAGATTACTAAGTTGCCACTGTTTAGTGATTGACTAATTATACCATCACCGAAATAGACTTCGTACTTGCCGTCTTGATTCTGATCAAGGTAATAAACCTTTGACTCGCTCGTAGAATCAGAAACATTTGTTGATCTTTGCCAAACATCAGTGAAACCTGTTGTATCTGTCTTTGAGTTTTGAACACGAACAATCAGCGTGCTTGTGTCTGCTTTATTTGTTGGTATCAAAAACTTTTGATTCTGATCGTTAAGATCTGCAACGTATGAGAAAAAGTTAAATGCACCCTCTTTGATGTTTACATTTTTTGCCACATACTTAGAAAGAACTGTATCAAAAACAATTGAATAGTCTTTGTCAGCGATAAAGTTGTATGTTGTGCCATTGATTGTCGTGGTAAATTTTGTACCGAAAGAGATTACGTCGCTTGTAGGCTGCGTTGCAAATTCAACATCTACAACTGCTGTGGGTGCTGTAATAGACGTTGGGGTGTATCCTAGTGTCTTTGCGTTTGCAACAACAGCACTCTTTGTTACTGCTGTGCCAATGAACGCTTCGTTTGCTAACTGTTGTGCATAGAAGCCCTGATAGTGGGTGTTGTATGCGAGTATGTCAAGTAAAACAGAAAGACCTGACCCATCAAAGTCATAGTCTTTAAATTTGTCTTGTGATTTCAAGAACGACTTTAAATTTGTTTTGATAGTATCAAAATCAAGAGCGTCTACCTTAAGATCGTTTGTTGCCATTATCGTAACCTTCTAAGTGTGAATTCGAGTGTCGCTGGCTGAGATACGTTTAAAACAGTGAAGTCGATGGTCACTTTCAAACCATTATTGTCAAAATCATCAACAACAATGACATTTTTTAGGCTTGCCCTTGGTTCAGAGTTTTCGATTGTTTGACTGATGAGTTTTTCAATCGTGTGTTTTGAACCTGGTGTTAAATGCTCAAAAAGAAGACCTGAGACACCAGCACTCAGGTCAGGTTGAAAAAGCCTCTCAAATCTACCAGGAACAATCAGATTCCGAATAGATCGTTTTACAGCATCAACATCTACTTTGGTGTTAACGTCAAGCGTAAAGGGGTTTTTTTCAAAGTCTAAATCTAGATCGACATATCTTGCCATGCCATCTATTTATACAACTTATCTACGCTTTCTGGTTCTGTTGCCAATGATCGAAAGACCAAGAAGGGTGAGTGTGCCAGGTGCAGGTATTTCTTGTCCGTCAATCTCAGGAACAAAAGCAAAAAAGATCCCTGCGTCACCTCCACCCTGAACGATGCCAGGATTCTCGATCCATCCATCCGTCCATGATATCACGAATAGAGTTGCGTATTCCCCAGGTTTCAATCCTGAGGAGAAAAAGTTTCCCTCGGCGCCCCAGTCCCAGTTGTACAACCCTGTTTCGTACGCAAAATCAACATAGTCGGGTGCGTTATATGCTTGTCTATTTTCATCATCTGTTGGTTGTTGAAAGTATCCAGGAACAGAAAGATGACTATTTTCTTCGGTTTTAGTGCCAACAAAAATATCAACGTCTTCAATTTCAGACAGTGATTCTTCGCTATTGTAGATTGTGTATGTGATTAGTATTGAACCGTCAGGTAGTCCTAGTTGATCTTGTTGCTCGTTTTCTGTGTAGACAGATGATCTAACTGTAGCAGCCCAGTTCTCGCCATAAATTTCTGACTCAAGTGATGCCACTGGGTCTCCACCGATATCAGCAAGAGCAGCAGTCGCTAGTGTCAGCGCCAAGTATTTCATCATAATCTCTCCTTTTTAATCCCAAAAAAAATCGGTGACCGAAACTGTGAAACGGCCACCGATTGAGTAAGTATTTAGTTTTTTAGAAGTTTAGCAAGAACCCCATTCTGACAATACCTTAACAATCGCTTCGAAGCCATCGACACGATATCGTCTTGCTGAGACATCAGACAAAACTTGAATCAAGTCACTAAAGCCAACAATTCCATCTTCATTCAAGTCAGATGGACAAGAGTTGTCAGGGAAGATTTGCCCTGCTCCTGTGGCTTCAGTGTACGCTTCTTCGTTCTCTGGATTGTAAAGAACCACTCCACCAATGCCGATATAGTCGGGACCAGTGATGCGAGCAATTCGCCAGTGATTGTCAAACTCAGTGGACTCCCACGGGTTCACATCATCGGGACCGTAATTCTTGAATCGCATCAGTTGACCAGACCAAGACCACGGATATCCAAAGTTTCCGTTTTCGTCGGGTGGAGGGCAAAGAACGGTGCCGTATTCGTTCGGGGGTGCAGCACCAGCCCAGAAAATCACTCGGTCATCTTCAAGCAGATTACCGACAAACTGTGGAATCTCAGGTTGCACTGTGAATGTGCTTGCGTTGTTTCCACTTTGTTGCCACGGTTCGTTCATCACGATCCATGAGTCTGCCCACCAGTAATCTTGTTCAATCAGTGATGTTTGTAAATCACCCCAGAACAAACCATCAACACTAGTAGTTTGATAATAGAATCTTGGAACATCGGTGTTCTGCCAGTAGACAGTTTGGTTTGGATTGTTTTGCATACACTCCCACCATTCACCTGCTTCCCAGTCAGAGAAGTTTGGAATTTGTTGTTCCAAAAATTCAACATTTGCAGGGTCATTCAGTAGGAAGTCCATTTGCGAATCGTTGTGGTTCTTCCAAACCTTTCCGTCAATCCACCAAGCAACAGAAGTGCCTGGACCTTCAGATCCTAATTTAACAGGAACATCACCGCGAGTGTTCTTAATGTAGACATCAATGGTTCTTCCGAACGGTGTGAGTCTACCCAAATCTTTATAAACAATTTCTGTTTGTGAAAGTGCTGTAGCACAAAGTAATTCTAAAATCATTGACAATCTCCCCATTGCGAAATAACTTCAATCAAAGCATCAAACTGTGTCTTTCTTGCTCCTGGTGCGTAAATGTTATTACTCAGTACAGTAAGCAAGTCTGAAAAACCAACTCTACCATCTTCGTCCAAATCAGCAGGACAAGAGTTGTCTGGTTCATACTCAAAGAAAACAGGCTCAGCAAAGTTCAGATCTTGGCAATCAACTGCACTGTAAATAATCACACCGCTGATTGCGATACGATCAATACCTGTCATGCGAGCAAAGCGGTAGTGGTTTTCCATTTCGTCATCTTCCCAATCACCAGAACCAAACTCAATGACTTTACCAAATTCGTTATAGTTGTACCCACCACATTCGTAACTTTCATAACCGTCAT